TACAGTCCACGTCCTTTTCATACGACCCGTCTGTATAACCAATTAGTCCTGTTTGAATACTTCGTCCACTGCCTTGCAAGCAAGTCTCCATACCGTTAGACATATAAGAGGGAGCAATTGCACTCCCTACTGGCATATCGGAGGAACTTCCTGCTCCGTTATAAGTATTGCTTACTGACTCGTCCTTACTGTTGTTATGCGAACTGACGGTTGATCCAACGGTGTTAGTGTTTAACGAACCGTCTTGCGTATTGTTTGAGTCTGTATCGCCCATAGGCTCTTCTTGAGCCGACACATGCGAGGTTACTAACAACAACATTATGTACATTACAATGTGCATTCTATCTACTACTACCTGTACTTAGATGTTTTCTTAGCAACTTTTTTCGGCTGCTTAGACACCTGCTTCCCGGCTTTAACTGCCGCTGCAATTCGCTTCCATTTAGGTTCGTCGCTTTTAGCCATAAGCTACCACTTAACCTTGTCGGCCCAATAAGCGGCAGACATCTTTCCTTTGGATATGTTCTTACCGTGCCTTGCTTTAAAACTGGCACGCTTCGCTTTCATACGAGCAGATTCACCCGATTTGGGTTTACCTGCCGTCGACGCTCCTTGTTCTCCAAATCTAATCGTCTTGACTCGCTCACCTTCCTTTGCAACAACAACATGGCTCTTCTTCGGATGAGAGGGGGTGCGTTTCGGTTTATTAAATCCGCTTACCCCGGCCCGCGCGAGCCGAGGATCTTTTTTGGTTGTCATAGATCACCTTTATAAAATATCGCCTCTTAGGCGTTTTAAAGTTGCTTCTGGCAAAGAGTCAAACTCTTCTTCCGTCATACTAGAAACGTCCAACCCTTTTTCACCTCTACTAGCAGAGCTTTCGCCCGGTAGTTCAGGTGGTTGTGCGTCTGCAGCCTTTAGTTTTCGACTCACTTCAGCACGTTTTTTTGCAACTTCGTCGGCTCTCGGTGCAGCTTTTGATGATAAAGAGGGCGCACTGTCAGCAACTACTTCTAAATCGTACTCACGTACTACAAAACGAGCGGCTTTCGACAGAGCAGCTACTGCGTTGTCACCCTTAGTCATAAATGCATCGCGCAAGTCGATCACTTCTTGCGTGTATTCAGCGTTATATTCTTTTGATGACTGGTCAAACACAGGAAAACTAGCCTCTAACTCAGTCGCTGCCTGCTGCAATGCGGTTGCTTGCTGGTTTTGACTAACCGTCTGAGTCATTTTTTGAGTCATTTCATACTCAATTTGAGTACGTTCGGCGCGTCGTATTTCAGCCCGTACTACTGCTGCTTTGTCCGCTTCGCCATCGAGAAGATGGTTCTGGTACTCGAGTTCTTTTGCAGCAAAGTCATACTCTTCGGGGGCATCTTCCGCAGGTACTTGAGCTGCTTTCATATCATCAAGCTGTTTCTGTAAAGCTTTTTGCTTATGTAATACTTCATCCAGACGAGACTTAGGAACCATCGGCTTTTTTTGCTGCAGATTAGGCTGCTCTACTTCTTCAGTTTCTTCTTCAGCTACAGTTTCTTCAGCTACAGTTTCTTCAGCTGCAGGTTCTTCTTCGGATTCCGTTTCTTCTACTACAGTTTCTTCAGTTTCTTCTGCTACAGTTTCTTCTGCCTCTTCTTCAACTTCTTCAGCTACAGTTTCTTCCTCGACAGCGGCTTTGGCCTCATCAAAACTTAGATCCAAAGTTTCTGAATCTTCGTCTGGGAGATCAGCTCCGGGCATAACGTCGAACTGCATTGTGGTTTCTTCTACTGCATCTTTCTTTTCTTTGGACATAACAATTTCCTATTGGGGGTTACGGGTTTGTTTTGCAGCAGTTTGCATAGCGGTTGATGCTATACGCGTTGCTGACTGTGTTTCGGACTGAGTCATCCGAGTTTGGTTGGTGAGGTCTGCAAGTTCTCTACGCAATTGTAGTTCTTGCTCTTTCATAGTTAGTTTCGCTTGTAGTTCTTGCATACGCATCTGTGGATCAACTTCAGAAACGTCCTGAACCTTAGCAATATTAACGGCGGCTTCAGACTGTATCTTCTTAACTTCAGCGTCCATTTTGGCGATCTCAAGCTGAACCTGCTGCATCTGTATCTGCTGCATCTGGGCGGCTGCTTCTTGTTGCTCGGGAGACTGTTCTACACCTGTCATCATGCGAATACGTTTGGCTAGTTCGCCTTTACGTGCTAAGTGGCTATACTCAACAATGGCATCGTCGGGTATGTTGACACCCACTTGCCGTAAGTTAAGTGCCTCAGCAAACTGTATCTCGTCAAACGAGTCACGGGCTGGAGCGGATGCAATAACTACATCATATTCACCAAGAGTTAGATCATTAACAATTCGGCCTTCGGGGGTCATCTCATTAACCACCATTGCTTCACGTGGTTTTAACGGATCGTCCTCATTAGTAACCTGAATGATTCTCTGCTCTGTATAAAAGGTCTGTACTAGATTTAAAACTTTTTCAGCTAAGTAATGACGTGCTTTTGCTAGGTTATCAAGTGGCACTTGAATCATAACTGCGCCACGGTTCTGTTTAGCTTGTATGGCGATACCAGACACTTCAGCACTATCTGTACCTAACATAGAATCGTTAACGCCAGAGATAGTCTGAATATTCGCTGCTGCTTTTTGAGCAATTCTATCGAGGCCTGTCGGTATCTGGTTTGGTTGTATTTTAGCGGGGGGGCTAGAGCCTCTGTTGTACTCTAGAACTAAACCTGTTTCAGCACCGTGTTCTTCTAAATCATCTGCTGTCATACCTGTTAGCGATCCGCTTTCTACTACCCAACCACTGTTGGCTGTAGTATTAACAATGTGCAGTTCTTGTGAAGCGATCTTATTTAACTGTTCCTGTGGAGATAACAAGTTACGTACCATGCCAAACGGCTTGCCTCTGCGGAAATAAGCAAAGTAAGGCACTACAGTAAAGTCATTGTAGGGAGACCAATCATCGTGTAGAACGACCTTGTCGCACGTTACGGTCCAACGAACTTTGCGCTTAGTCTTAGTCATTACGCTTAGACCGTACTGCTTGGCAAACTTTTTAATTCTGTTGTCTTTCCACGCCTCTGGTGCTTCTCGTTGATCACCCGTGTCAGGATCAACAAAACAAGTCACACGTCCTATCTTTTTACTCTGCCTTTCAACAACGCGTAGGGCTTTAACGTTTTTGTACTCCTCGTCGCCCGGTACCCCGGCTCCAAAATAGTCGTCTTCTGGGTCAAGGTCACCATAGCGCTGTTCTTCATACTCAATAGAATCACGACCGAAACTATTGCCGTTTTCTGCAATGAACCGAAGCTCTTCTGCTTTTTTCTTACCATATAGCTCTTCGATCTCATCTAAGGTCATCCAACGAGTTTCAAACACCTCGTTCCAAGTTTTAGGGTCATACTCTTTAGCGTCAGGATCTATCAAAACATCTAATGGGTCTTTTGCTGTGATTCGCACTTCGCCTTCTACGTGATCGCTGAAGTCCATTCTTACATCAAAGAAGCCTCTACCATCTAGTATTAAACCGTCGCTGAACACTTGCTGCTCAACCCAGTCGAGCTTGTTGTTATCCGCGATCTGCATATAAAGTTTGGTTAGCGTGTTAGCTACTTCTGCCTCTCCACCTCTTCGTGGTTTAAACTGTACGTCAGCCCTTCGTGTGGATTGCTCCCCAAGCACTGTATTAATAGTAGGCAGTACTGTATTTATGGTAAGGGCAGGGCGTCCTTCAGCTTCAAGGGCAGCAGCATCATAGTCGTCCCACTGGTCGCCTCTATAAAAGGCATCACACCTTTTAGCCATGTCAATGTAGTCAAGGTGACCGTTGTCGCGTGCGCGGATATATCTATCCCACTGAGCAGACGCTATCTCTTGTTCTTTTGCGGGGGTTAACTTTTTCATATTTTTAAGCACTCATGGATGATTTATCGCGTTTTACAGCGAACATATGATCAAGTCGGTCTCTCCAAGATGGCGCATGTTCTACCTGCGTCTGAAACGTAGCGAATTCGCTCATCATCAGACCTAACCATGCCAACGCATCAACTTGATCGTCGTGTACTCCGTTAGGGAACCTAAGCAGTTCTGCGACCAACGGTCCCGTGAACAGCTCATCTTTAGGCAAAAACACCATGCCCTGTTGCATACGCCCTTGGATGGCTCTAGCTCTAGCCTCTTTGTCGCGTCTGCCTGTTTTCAAATCCTTAAAATAGGCTTCGTGAAGACCGCGTTCTCTGACGCGCTTCTCAAGAAACGGCCCTAACGCCATCTCAATGTGCCCTTTCTCAATACCAATAATTGAGGGTTTCCATGTTTCATAGAGGTCAAGTATCTGCTCTACAAGTTCAAAGCCGTCAAAGCGGCCTCTAATAACATCGACGATAAACAACTGATCGTTTTCATCAACGCCTGCCACCATCCCAACGGAATAGTCGTTTCTATCCTTCTTACCTATCGCTAGATCCCACGCACAGTAGTAGCGCATGCGGTCTACATCTACGTCCTCATTGTTAAAATACTGAATCATGCTCCTATTAAAATAATCACCGTCATCAGCAACCGGGTTCTGTTGGTACAACGCTGACCAATCCCTGGGGCCAACGGCTTTTCGTATTCTGTCGAGCGACTTCTCGTCATAACGCTCTTTATGAAGGGCTTCTCCAGCTGACCGAAACTCTTCGTCTTGTTCTGCAATAGCAGGGTAGCTAACTACTTCCCACTCATCGCCACCGTCTCCTCCCGCTTTTAATAGGCGCCCAGCCAAATCATCATCGTGCCAACGAGTAAGAATGACGAGAACACCACCACCGGGTGCAAGCCGTGTATACGCGGTAGAGGTATACCAGTCCCAGTTACTGTCTCTATTGTTCTGGCTTTCAGCGTCTTCGCGGTTTTTAACAGGGTCGTCGATAACGAGTACGTGAGCTCCTTTACCAGTAATACCGCCGCCCACACCAGCAGCAACAAAGCCGCCGCCGCTAGTTGTAAGCCATGCTTCAGCTGACTGACTATCAGGGTCGAGCCTTGTTTTAAACGCTGTTTTGTAAGTAGGTTCACGCAGTAGCTGCCGAACTTTTCGACTGAAGCCCATAGCGAGCGAGCCAGAGTAAGAACACGAGATAAATTCATGGTTAGGGTGTCTACCCAAGTGCCAAGCTGGGTAGCCAATAGAGGCGAGCGTGCTTTTTCCATGCCGAGGCGGCATAAAGAGCATAAGGCGAGGTGACTTTTTTTCAGCGACGTCTTTAGAAAATTCTTCAAGGCGTCTGCATATGTCTTTATGTACCCAACCAGCCGAGTAGTCAGGGTTGAACCGTTCGATGAAAGGGAGGAGGCGTTTCCTCGTGAGGAATCTAAGGGCGAGTTCTGCTCTTGCTTTCTCTTCAACAGATACCTCTTCTGTTTCGGTGTTAGGTTCTTCATTCTCTTTCGGTTCCGGTAGTGCTTCTGCATCATCCGCTTTGCAATAAACACAGAGTCCATCAATCTCGCTTGAGTAAAGCGTTTCGGGGTGCGTATTTTTGCACCGACGGCATCTGCGCTTTGCAATTTCTTCGGCCATAAATTAGCTTTCTAACTCTCTTGGTACATAAAACTCTACGTACGCTTGGCAAGTAGGGCAGCTGAAGTTCGACACTGTGCAGAAAGGGCTGTCATCTTCCTCTTCATCAATGTCGTGATCTCCGCCCCATATAAGCTCTGTCTTACATGTCCAGCAGTTCATTTTAGTAAGGCTTGTATGTCTTTTTCGCGCCTTTCTTAGCTGGCAAGTTCTTCACTATATTTGGCCCAGTTCTCTTCTTACCGGGCAAGTTTTTTACCTTCGGCTTAGCTTTAGCCTTGGGCTTAGCTTTTTTCGTCGCGGTGCTGCTCGCTTTTTTGGCTGCAGCAGCCTTCAATTTAGCTACCTGTGCAGCAGCTTGCTTTTTGTTGTGGGGGTATTCAGTGGACTTCGCCATAATTAATCGCTCTTTGGTTCTAAATAATTAGTGTTTTTACCTGCTATCTCTAACAGCTCCTCATCAGACAATCGCTCGAGCTGCTTAGCGGTCTGGTTTAGATTAATGTTTACCTGTACAGCGTTCTCGGGGGTGGATAACCCATGTAGCTTTACCAAAGAGTCCACTGTATTCTTCATTTCAGTAGCAGTAGCTGACGCTGTATATGCCTCCATATACATAGAGTGCGCGTTTTGGCGTTCAAACTTCACTTCTTCCCGCATTTGTTCGCGGAAATACTGCAATGCTTTCTGTACTGCAGGGCGTTTTGCTGCCTCATACGCAGTTTGTGAGCTCGCATACCCTGCAGCTCGCCCGGAGGCCGCAATGCTCATGCCGCTAGACATTAAAGTGACTAGCTTTTCCTGTTGAACAGTTAACTCGCCGAGTGTCAGCCCCATATATGGCATCTGAGACTGAAAATCAGTATGGGAACTAACCGATTCAGTGGACGAGAGAGAGGTGTCCTCGCTTTTCATTTCTAAACTCATCGCTTATGTCTTCATCCAGATAAACAAATAAAGGTGCATTCTCACCAAGACTGTCAATTCCTACGGAATATAAAAAATCATGTAAGGAATCCGTACCAAAACCATTGTTTTGCAATAAAACCTCTGCTTTTGTAGCGTCATACACCAAAACTTCACTAGTTCCGCGTAGACCTGTACCAATTAATGCAGAATCAAGACCTTCTATAGCAATCATTTCTATTTCCATTTAGTGATATTAGCATTACTAATAATTAATCACAAGAATGTTCATAAATTGTCTTAGTCCACCAATAAAACATGTCTATTGGTAGGGTGTGTCGAAGTATATTAATACGATAACAAACAAGCTGCACGTTACCGGGTTCATAACCGCGCTCTTGATCAATCCTATCAATGGATGCGTTAAATTCTTTTATGCCAGAGCCGTCTCTATGGTGAGTCATCTGCACTCCTGAGAGGGCGCATTTACCATCTTGGTTTTCCCAAAGCGTATTTAGGTACTCAGCTGTTATGTTCCACTCCTTGGTCTGCTTTCTTTTTGAGCGGCTTTGGTTATGAAGGACTTTTAGATATTCTTGATAGGAACTTGACCACTTTTTACGTCGCTTACCAATGGTGCATTTCTTACAACACGCTCTTGGTTTGCTGTGTCCGTTATAAAACTCTGGCTCTGGGTAGGGCATTAAGCACTCTACGCACGTTTTTTCTGAATCCATGCGACACAATAACGCAACTGTATTAGTAATGCTAATAAAATGTTTGCTGCAAAAAAAATTTCAAATTTGTTTTACGAATCGCTCACCCACTATCTCCCTGTCTGCTGTCAGAGCCGTCCGTCTCCCCGATTTACGATATTGGAACCTTGTTTCCGTTTTCGGTTTTGGAACCTTGGGCGTCAGTAACCCCGGATAATCGTTTTTCGTCATTTCGTTTTATGTCATTTGCTGTTTGTTCGTTTTACTAACGATATCTACAACATTCAACGCTCAACGATAATGGGGTAGCCCCCAGCGTAGCAATCTATTACAGCTGTCGACTGTCAAGTGTTATATGTCAAACGTTATTCGTCGTACATCTTATGGCTTACATCTTATACACGCGTCGATCGTCTGCAACGAACACAACCGTCTCCGCCTCGCGCCTGTATATCGAAATGTGTGTCGTGTGTGTCGTCTGTGTGTCGTCATTGCACACAATCGTTGCACACGCTACAGGCCACGCCCTGTCTACGTCTTAGCGATTTTACAAGCAATGTGTGTCGTGTGTGTCGTCATTTTCCAAGTTAGTATATATACATGTTAAAAACACGTTTTTTTTACCTTTTTTTCTGACTTCTGAATTTATAACAACAATCATTGCACACATTACACAAAAATGGCTCTAGCCCAGTTGTACCAAAGGTTTCAGCGATTTTCACTCGTTGCACACACGTTGCACACTCGTTGCACACTCGTTGCACACATTGCACACATCTTAACAAACTACATTAACTGTTGGCTCTAAGTTATCTCTTTTTAGCACTCGTTCCTCGCACTATGTGGGTATTGATTGGTGTAAGGGGATTGTCTCCTTGTAACTAACCTATGGAGGTCAACATCATGACTAGACGAGACTTCATGTTTCTTAGTCACTGGCGCAAGAAAAAGCCAACTCAGGCCGAAGAAGAACGGCTCCTATATAAACGCTATCTCAAACTAGGCTACACCGTTGGAGAGGCTTACTACAAATCGAGGATACGCACATGAGTTATTTCGTTAAGCAGTACATGGGAACGAAACTACTTTGCGAGGGTGAGATGTCACTCAACCAAGCACTGTCCATAGCAGACTTAGAGATAAGCGAAACCTGTGAAACATCTAAATCGTGGACCTCATACGAGTTCTACTTAAACGGCAAGCCTGTCTATCCAGTGTATGGCGTCTACGAAGACGTACCTATGTTCACACTGCGCTTCAGCAACATGGAAGGGCTAGGACAAGATGTCGATGAACGGTGCGCGTCATGATCAAGCCCATCGGACGTCCACGCCTAATACACATTGGGTTCGCAATTTTCATGGCGTACGCAATGTGGTACGCCTTCGTAAAAGATCACCCGTTAATTCCGGTCACTGATCTACCAACTACTTATGCATGTGAACACGACGTCATCGCCGACGTTTATCTATGCACAAGTCCAGAAAGACTATAACCGAGAGGTGCAACATGTTAGATAAAGCTAAAGCTTTAGGCACTAAAGCCTTCAACTCACCCTACGTCAAAAAAGGCGTAGATTTCCTAATCGAAAGCAAAAACTACTACGCAGAAACCCCACGCGAGGGTATCAAAGTAGCAGGCACAACTGCCTTTTTTGTATGGGCAGGCGGTAGTCTCGACGATATCGAAAACGCGTCAGAAGTTTCTGCTTATGTAGATGCTACTGACTACGTTGGGAGGCATGGATAATGGCTACTTTTGATTTAGATGTCGAACTAATTGACATCGACGACGCAATCGACGCTGTAGAAAACAGCACCACTGAAACACTTACAACTTCACTACTACTAGAGGAATTTTAATCATGGGTACTAAAGCAACTAAAGCGGTAAAAACTTCACCTAAAGTAACTGCTCGTAACTCGTTAATCGACTACGCCATATCACAACTAGCCGAGGGCGGTAAGCCTGTTATGGTTGAACTTGCTAAAGGTGTTCAGAAGGTCAACGAATCCGACCCAGTTAATCGAATCGGTATCTACACTCGACAGCTGAACGACGATCGAAAAGCGGCAGGTGGCAGACGCTACTACGAGGGTCTCAAGCCAGAGACTTGCATGCCTTTTGTACAAGAGGTATCAAACAAAATCGTACAGTTAGTAAGCCAACTGAACAACACAAGAAACAACGCTGATCAATGGGACGAGGTATCGGGTAATACTGGCACCGATGCGTACGCAGATGCTTGCGATCGAATGAACATCGAACCGCTATCTGCAGAACATGTAGCTGATCTTGTCGAAACAGACTTCGACGATCTCAACGTGTTGCATTCTAACATGCGTAAAGTCATGGCTTACTTTGATATAGAGCGGTTATATCTGTACGCAGTAGATCAGCCCGATGAGCAAGACTCAACGTTGTGGATACCAAAACACCGTATCGACGACCTTGACGAGGCAGTAAGAGCCTCAGATAAGGAATGGGAAGAGTATAAAGCCCGCAAAGATGAGAACGACTGGAACTCACTTTGTAAAAAAGCGGCTTAATCCCAACCTGAACAGGGCGGGCTTACATAGCCGCCTAACAATATGACCAAGGCCACAGAGCAAACCACCATGTCTTCGGATGTGGTGGTTCTTTTTAAGGACTTCTATGCAATCGCAAGCGATTACTCTAATAGGCTCACGCCTTGTGTTGCCAAAGCAACAACAAGTTGTAGGCAGGAACACCTCAACGGACGGCTCTGACACCAGCCAGACAGTGTGCTTG